ATAGTCGATAGCGTTTTCGCGGTAATGGTTAATCGTCCAGGCGAGAGAAATAACTCCGGCGAGCAGGAGTAGAGCGGCGACCGCTTTCCAGCTAGAGATCATGATTACTCTCCGCCAGGCACATGGTGTGCTCTACCTCACGACGATCAATCAATCCTTTCCACTGCTTGCCACCTGCATATGTCCAGCGCCGTAATTCATCGCATGCGCCTTTCATATCTTTGGCATTGAGCTTTTTAAGCAACGTCGAGGATTTGAAAGCGCTCACGCCCACGTTATACGTGAACGAGTAAAGAGCGGCTTTCTGGTAGTCGTTAAGGCTTACCTTGACCGATTCGTTTACGGCCTTGATGGCTGGCTGCATGTGCTTGTACAGCAGCGCGTCACATTCCTGCCTGGTGTAGGTTTTACCCATCACCACGTCAGGCCCTGTTACGCCTGCACATACTGTAGGGATGCCGACAGGGTCGAGGTAAGCCTTGTACTTCACGCCTTCTCTATCCTGAATCAGGACGCCAGCAATTGATACAGCGCCAGCTACCGATGCAGAGATGAGAGCGTTACGAAGTTTTGAGGGAATCGCCATTTAATGGGCCCTGAGGCTGAAGCTGCGCGTCGATGCTTTCCACTATCTTCACGGCTTCCGGGATGTTAGACACGTCACCCCTCGCGTATGCAGCTTTGAGGATATCGGTGCGCTTGCGATCTTCCTCTATCGCTGCTTTGTTCTTTCGATCGTTTGATCTGTATGTCAGCCAGGTGAATGTCGCCGTAATGGCAAATCCCAGGGCAAAAAGGACATCCTGAAGAGTCAACATGGCGAAAAATCCCGTTAGACCTGACCAGAAATAGGACCAGAATCCGTTGCTTGTATTCATGCGGAACATGCTCTACCCCCGACAATGGGGATTTGTTCAATTAGGAAAAGGTCGATTTATCAGAGAACAAATCCAGGATACGGTTTTCGGTAACGTGGTTTGTTCGTGATCTAACGGCATGAGCAAATCAGGCAGAAGGCTGTTAGCGCAGTCTCTTGCCACCCATCTTCACGAAGCCCAGCCACTGTGCTGGGTTTTCATATGTGTAAAACGCCCTACCCGTAACCACGAATGTTAGAGGGCATCTGAGTTGTTCTGGTGTTTGGGTAGGACGCTTTCAGAAATGTCGTGCAATAAAAAAAAGGATGCCTAAGCATCCTCTTTCCCTTCATATACGTATTTGTTGCCTTGAAGCCTGTATGAATGGCGAACCGTTTTATGATTTACCACCCCGTCGCTTTTTTGATAGAAAACCTCAAGCTTCATAACCGAGAAATAATTTGGCGCAGATTTACCAAAATCTTGTAGATGCTCTCCATCTCTTGGACCGCCAGAAAACTTTATCCTCATTGTGCTCGCCCAGCTTATCGTCAATTCAAATGCAGAATGACGACAATACTGTTTTTTGAATTTTTGGTCTAGCCATAGCATTTGTGTTGTGGTGGCCGGTGCTGATCTCCGGCTTTCTCTGGCATCGTGTGCCCCAAGACTTTTCTCCAGAGATAGCGCAGTCCTCATAAAGGGGGTGCCGTCTCTAGCGCATCAGCCTGCGCATTAACCACAACGGAAATAGCACTGAAAGAATAGACTGGGGATTACCCTTCGGCTGCGTGGATTAGCTTATGAGGCTGTCACGCCAATGCTATCACCTGTTATGTGCCCCGTTTCGTGGAGCTAACGGCATAGCCTGATCGCGATTCAGCTATGCACCATATGCGCTGGATAACGCCGCCACCATGACAGCGTGTTTAGCTATTGGCTCGCCTGGCTGGATTCGAACCAGCGACCGACTGCTTAGAAGGCAGATGCTCTTTCCACTGAGCTACAGGCAAATTTGGTGGGCCGTGAAGGATTCGAACCTGTCTACCCTTCCCTTATGAGGGGACCGCTCATACCAAATGAGCTTCCGGCCCTAAATGCAAAAAACCCCGCACGATGGCGAGGCTTCATTTAAAATTTCATGTCACACACAACAAGGGCAACATATACGATTTATTCTGCTCATTTGTTCATTGAAAAGCAAGCGAGTAATGAACATTTTTTGGGATTTTCTTCGCATTATCGCGAACGATAAAAGCATTTTGCATCGGTTGGTATAGACAAAACAGCGCTGCATTAAGCACCTCTTTAACCTCCCGGCGCACCGTGGAAATGCTTGGCTTCTTATATTGATTGCCGCCGCGCGTCTTCATCAAGCGCGGGCAGGCGACTGCATGCTGCCATGTTGCAATGCGGATTTCGCTGGACTGGTAGACGTAATAAGCCAGTAGCATTTTGTATGCGTTCTCGTCGACGGCTTTAAGGTGACTGCCGATAACCTGGCTGATCAGCATGCCGTCATCGTCACTGCATACCGGCCGGCTTGTTTGCTGAGGTTCAACCGTAGCCATGAATTTGGCAATCATGTTGATCATGGCTTTATCAATTCGCCCCGTCTGCACCCATGCGCCCCACAACTGGAGCTGCCCATCAATCCAGCGATACTGATCTGTGGTAAGTTCCAGTTTCATGCGGCTGCCCCTTCTTTCTTTTTTGATTGCGCCTTACGGCGCTCACTGTTAAGGATGATGGTCTGTGCTGTGTTGTCGCCTGGTTTGCCGCGCGGGTGTCGGTACTCGCCATCGGAACGCCGCAGGCTATCGCGCTCATAGTTATCGAATGACTCTCGGTTCACGCTGCGTCCTCCAGCTCGGTTATGGTCAACTCCAGCTTTCCGCCTTTAAGCAGTGGCATTTTCAGGACGCGATAATCGATAACCTGAGAGTCATCCATCCAAAATCCGGCCTTGGTCAGAGCATCGAAAGCAGCTTTCTGAAGGTTATCGAGGTCTCGGCGACGGCGATCAGGCATGTGGCATTCGATGCGCACGCGCAGCGGCGAAGGTGTCCCGATGTCCAACAATGCCGCCTTGATGATCTGCATCACAGCATTCCGGTAAGCGGTTCCTTCAGCGCTAATGTGCGTGCGACCTCTGTTGTGTCGGTAGTAGCGGTTATTGCTAAATGGGTGCGGCGATCAATCTCGTCGTGACAGCTGCTGCATGCGATGGTGGCAATCAGGTCAGGCGGCTTGATTCCGGTACCGCATAGTCCAGCCAGGCGGATATGCGCCAAAACAGACGTTTCAGAGTTGCCATTGCAGACACCGGGGATTCGCACCTGGCATTCACGGCCTCGCGCGGCTTTGCGTAAATCAGGCATGCTTCCTCCTCGCTGCCAGGCGCAGCCATTTCTGATCGACGAGACGGGCGGTGTAACCCTTGAGTGTTGGGATTTCGGAAGGTGCCGGAGCAGCCTTGCGGCGGCGCGCGGGCATACGGAAGATTGCGCGCTCAATGACCTTAGCGAGGGGGCTATGCATCATGCCTCCTGCTTATCGCGCAGCTGCTGGAACTCGCAGCCGGACGGGATAGTCACTGCAAGACCGAACTGGGCGCACCAGGCTTCGACCTTGCACATGAAGATATGCATCTCACCGGTATCTAGGCGCGAGGGGTGGCGGGGATCCCAAGTGGGTTCTTTTGTACCGGTGATGAAGTCGGTATAGGTGACTTCTTCGCAGCCGAGGTAAGTCTTTTTGAGGTTGCGCTTAACCCATTCCGGCGTTGCGTCGGTACGGCCGGATTTGATCAGGTATTCGCTGATTTCACCCATCCACATATGAAAAAGTGCGTTCTGAGAGAGGCTGCGCTTCTCGCGCCAGGGTTTGACCTGAAGGCGGAAGCACTGGCCAGCATCCAGCAGCGGCTGAATCTGCTGACCGATGGCGGCGAAGTTGCCGCGGTGAAGTTTGATGCCGTCTGTTGGCAGGTTCATACGGCCTCCTTAACGGAAACCGCAGAATGCAGAAAATCGCAGGTGCATTTCTGCATCTGTGACAAGGTGATTTGCTCGTTGTGTGTGCGCATAACGTCCCCGTTAGCGCAAAGGTACCGCCGGGGCTCAGTCCGGCGGCATTGATATTATGGCGGGTTGATAATGCTAAATCAATCGTCGATAACTTTATGGTACTTAATACCGCTCACGCCCAGGATGTCATTTACTGGTCCAGCAATAACTACTTCGCCCGTGCTAGACCAGCGTCCATAAAAATCATTAGGATGTGAAATATATAGCTCCATTGGAAGATTAATGCTCCTTTCGACGATTAAATTTTCTTCGTCCTCAAGCACAGCATTGATGCTGCTTAAATGGCTGTGTCGTAGATCGCATTTTGTAAATAATGACATGGTTTAATTCTCCTTTTCTCGGGTGTGAAAATTATACCATCCCAATAACCATTATTTAGATGTGCCTATTTGCTACAAGCAGGACGAACATCACGGCGTCGAATGGGTTATTCACCTCACACCTCCTGCTCAGGCGCTGCCGGGGCTGCGGCGAGCATTTTAGAGTAGCAATGCACTGTATTCAGCCAGAATCCGACCACTGACTGACCAGCCCGCAACATATCTTTAGTCGGATCAACCGGAACAATCTTCCACCCATCAGGCACCGTAGCCTCCGTTACAGGCCCGGCCTTGAGCATTGCGGCGCGGCAGGCGTTCCAGCCCATGCCAAATAGGTGGTTTTTGGTTTTGCCATCTTTTACGGCAACCTTAACCCCGCCAGTCTGTGTGAAAATGCGGAATTCTCCAACATCAGGCACAGCCACCGGCGCTGGCGTTGCGGCGTAGAGAATCCGACCTTTAACCCCTGCCTGCGTTGCATTCTGGTACGTCTCCCGGTCAGTGTCGTAATAACCAGAATCAAAAAGCTGATGCACCGGCTCGCTGTCCATACCCGACAGCAGCATGCGGGCCATCTCAACTATTTCGTAGCTGTATACCCTACTATGGGCGCCGGGTGCGTGCCTTGTTCCCGCATCAGTGTTTTCAATTTCCCATGATGCGATTTCTTCGAGGCGCTCCCGGCTCAGCTGTGCGGTCATGGCATAACCCTCAGTAAACAAATTCACAGGTAAATTCATGACCGCACTCAGGGCATGCCGTCTCGTAATTTCGTGTAGCTACAGTGTCCGTTTCGCAAATTTCGATAGATGAAACGTTATCAACAAGCTCCTGGCGCAAATCGAAAACATGCTTGCATTGCGGGCACTGAGTATCGAGTGAAAAACTCCACTCTGCGATTGTGTCAGCCATCTTCACTCCCCCACTTCCAGTTTGATGCCAGCGGCGGCAATGAGCACCGCTTCCACCATCTCCATTGATGGTGTGCCTTCCCAGCATTGGCATTCTTCGTCATATCCGATCGCATCCTGAACTTTGCTAATAAATTCAGGATCGACCTTCCAGCCTTGCGCAGAATCTTTTGGTGCAGGCCAATTAACGCTCACCGTCCGCGCTTCCAGCTCAGCGATGCGCTCTTGCTTGCACATTGCGTCACTGGCCAAAATGCGATTACTGACTCGCAATTTTTCAATTTCTTCCTTGTCGGCGCCACGCTCTGCCAGCAGGGCGAGGATGTTGGCTGGAGAAACAGCACGGAAATATTCCTCTGCTGCACCGTGATGCTCGCCTACGCCATAAAACTGCACGCCAAGCGCTACGCCGTCGATATTGCAAAAGTCTGTCTTTGCTTCCACTTCACCTTCACCACAGCACACCGGGCATTCGTAATAGCCATCATTTCCGCGCTCAATTTGCGCTGTGTCGAGGTTAAGCACAGTTGCTTTATCAGCCTCTGCTTTCAGCTTAATCGCCAGCTCGTCGTTGTTAGTCATTCTGCACCGCCTGTCTTCTAACCTTGCGCATATGAGCGCGGATTTCTCTGATTAATTCTTTCGCGTCTACCTCAAAGGTTTTTACGGTTTCGCAGCCGCCTACCTTGTCGCCAGAAATGCGGTAACCGCCAGATTGAGAGCGTGAAATATCGATGTACACGTTACCTGGTTTAAGTTCACTCACGACTGCACCTCCGATTTGCTGCGGAGCTGGGAGGCGAATTGCGAACCCAACTCAACTACCGCGCTGTACCCAACTGATGCAAATGGATGCACGTGCTGACCGTGCCTTGATTTGCAATCCTCAACAAACATCTCCACCCCTTCTGCGCGCAGGGAGGCGAGGATGGCGTCGGTGGCAGGGGTGTCATGGCATGCACACATCAACTCATGAATTGTCTGCATATCGACAATGTCGCCGTCCGGTTGCTGGATAAGATTCCAGCGCTTATAGATTGCAGCAGCTTCATCAGCCAGAAATATTGCCGCAATTTTCAGCGCCGCATTCTCCGCAGCCAGCTGCTTAACCTGCGCTTCTAACTCTTCGATCGTTGGTTTGTTCATGCCCGCGCACTCCCGAAAATTTTGTGAATGTAATAGCCCTGCCAGTTACGGCGGCACTCTTCGAATACGGTGTTGGTACCGGTACGGCTAACCGCTTTCTCGTCATCATCCTGATGAACCGGCACATAGAAGTGAGTGCGCCACACCCGGCGGTCGAGAGCGATTTCACCGTTCTGCCGCATTTTGTGCGAAGCACCGTTGATCACTGAACGTTTGAGCCCATACGCATCAGCCACCAGTTCGCAGGTGAAAAAACCGTATTGCTCCATGTACTGCTCAATTGCTTCTCTGCCTGTCATCTCACACCTTCCCGTCATTCTTCATGCGTTCGTAGCGCGCTTTGAGTATCTGCGCGGGAGTTGGGCCTTGCTCTGCCTTCGGTGCCTGCAATGCGCGGCGTACAGGTGGCACCGGGTGCCCTTGAGCGGCGCGTTTTTCCCAGTAGGCCAGCACATCGGCGGCGGCGTTTTGCAGCTCTTTCTGGCTTAACTGCCCGTCAGTGCTGCGGCGGCGAAGCTCCAGGCAGATGTGATAGAGAACCGGCTGCGGCCATGGGTACTGCTCACTGCTCGGGTACTGGAAAACCATCTTTCTCCACTTCCAGAACTCGGTCATCACGTCGTCAGCGGTGATTCCGAATGCCTGCGCCTCTTCCTTGCACCAGGCGACGAATTGTCCTGGCGACGGGAGGAAGGGTTTTTCCTGACGGCGGGCAACTCGCATACCCCGATCAACAGTTTCCATGTCTGTTATTCCGTTCTCGGCAAACGCTTTAACCCACTGACGGCGTATCTCATCAAACTCATCCTGGCTACGGCCAGCCATGGCCGCGGGGAATGCCGCCAGGAGTTGTGTGAAAACGCCGTTAATGATTTGTGCTACCCGCTCAGTAGGTGACTCTTCCTGATACTGTTCAGGCAGGTTGTGCGCGAAGCGGCGCATCTGCTCGCGGTCGAAGTTGTGCATCTGCTCAGCAAGGCTTTTCATAACGTCACCCCGTGAATCCAGTCAGTGTTGTTCAGGTCAACTTTCGGTTTGCCAGCGGGGGAAACCTCGGTTCCTGATGCAGCGCGCTGCATCGTCAACTTGTCCCACTGCTTGCGCAGGCTGGCGGGGCAGAGGATGTTGGTCTGCCAGAAGTGGTGCTTGCTGGCCCAGTCGTACAGGTCGCAAATCTCACGATGTGTCCGCCCGTCAATCTGGTTTGTCAGGCGAACGTCATTTGCCCAGGCTTTCAGGTCGGGCTCTTTGCAGGTCGGGTTTATTTTCTTCACGCGGATGGCGATCCACTCTGCGGCTCTCAGGTCGTCAGCTGTTCCCCACTTGGCACCTGTCGGTGTGTAAATCACCGCTTCAGGATGAGCAGATAAAAATTTCTTCAGACGGTCGTCGGTGAATTCGCGAGAATTCTTCGACGAAGATCTTTTAATGTTTTTATTGTTGTTATTACTTTGTTGTTCATGATTCTCGGGGAAACGCTCGGTTAAATGCTCGGCATTATGCTCGGCACCACCTTCGGAAGCCGCGCCATTACTGGCTTCGCCATGCTCGGCATTAAGCTCGGAGATATGCGCGGGATAATGCGCGGGCAAATCGTTCACTTTTTGAGCATATTCGGCGTAATTTGTGATGGTTATCACAGAGCCTTTTCTCTTCTCTCCTGAGCGAGAAATCATCCCCTCACGCTCGAAAACATCCAGCATCCTGTCTACTGAGTGACGACTGCATGGCTTCCCTTCCCTGTCGCATAAACTCAGCCCTAAATCGGCTGAGGTGGTTACCAGTTGTCCGGTTAGCAGCGGCCATTGGCGACCCTTGAAGTTTGCTGTGTAAGGCTGGCGGGCGGCAGACAACAGCAGGTTTTCCCACAATGTGCGCAGGAATACGTCCTTCGACCAGGATTGCTTAAGCACACTCCGGTACAACGGGATGAAACCGGTTCTCTGGTTCTCCATCCGGTTGCTCCTGAGTTGCCCCGGATCATTACCGGGGAAGTTGAGAATTTTTGCAGTGTTCACGCTTCCTCCCAGCCGCTGTCACGCAGCAGAGCTTTTTGCTCACCGATGATTGCCATAACTTCTTCAAGCGCCGTAGCGGGCACTGTGAGGCAGTTATTTTCGATTTCTGCATCTGCCAGCAGCTCGGCGAGGCGACGGGCGCGCGCCGGGGATAGCTGAGGGATGGCAGCGCTACGCGTGAGTTTGCTCTTACCGGCGGCCTTGGCCTTGTCGAGCTGACGGGTTGCCACTGTGGCCGCCTGAGCGCCGTGCTCGCGGGTCAGCGCAACGGCCGTGGTAGCCGAGACATCACCGGACTTCACCATGTCGATTAGCTCATCGCCGCAGGACAGCAACTGGATGTGGTGATCGACGTCGCCGACAGAGCGCTTAACCATCTTCGCGATTTCAGACGGCGTGCGGCCCTGATTTACCAGTCGCTGATATGCCGCCGCGCGCTCCAGCGGAGACAGCGCTTTGCCCTGGCTGCTGGTAATCATGAAGGCGATGCGATCAGCTTCTGACCCGACAAAGTCTTTGCACTCGATGCGCGCAACTTCAGTGCCCGCGGCCGTGGCAGCCAGCGCACCGTAATAGCGGTGGTGACCGTCAATGATTTTTACGCCCTGCTCTGTCACCTGAACGGCCAGCGGCGGCACGAACTCACCTGCGATAAACGCATCGCGGAACTCTTCGACGTGCTGCTCATCGATTTCGCGGACGTTAAAGCCCGGCTCAACGTAGATTTCTGACAGCGGGACAAGAAACGTCTTTTTCACCGTGGTTTCGGTGCCGTTCTTGTCTTTTTGCTTGTAAAGCTGAGATAGTGAACTCATAATTATTCCTGTGAATTGATCCAGTTAATTCGCTTAGAAGGCCGTTGGTGTTAGCGCACCGCGGCTTTCGCCATTTTTGTAACTCTCATGCCTCGAAATCCCCTTTCACCCCTTCACGGTTAGAAATCAAGATTGCCAGCAAAAGCGACATGTTCGGCACCAGGTTCTCCCGCCACCGACTCACGGTCGATTTGTTGACGCCAAGCAGCTCTGCGATTCGCGTCGCGCCCAGTTCTGCGATCTGGCTGTGTAACCAGCTCTCTATCCGCCGCGCCTCCGCTTTGTTGCGTGTTGTTGAACTTTCCATTTGCGATACTTCCTGTTTGTTAATGAGTTGAGCCGCCACTCAGGCAGCGTGGTTATCGGGATGTGGGAAAATAGACGGCAGATCAGGACGAAACTCATGCGCCTGAATCTCTCCATCCACGGCAGCTACAAGCTCAGGTACGTGAATTGGGGAGATGCGTTTCTTGCCGTTCAGCCAGTCACAAATGGTCGACTGCGCCTTCCCACATCGCTTGGCCAGTTCTTTCTGGCTGCCAGCGATGGCGATCGCTTTTTCTACTGCAGAGTTCTTTTGTACTGTTGGGGTTTTCATAATCACCTCAGCTATCAGTGTTAAGTGATTATGAATATCACTTTAGCGAAAGTCAATCGCCTAGGCGATGCTTTGCCAAATAATCGCTATAGCGATAGGATTTAAGGAGTTAATGACAGAGGTGGATATGGGATTCTCAGAGCGCTTGGCGCAGGCAATGTCACATGCTGGGTATACGCAAGGAGGGCTGGCAAAGGCCGTAGGAATGGCGCAGTCCAGTGTTAACAAGCTCCTGAATAATGCCAATAGCTCCCGCAAGACCGTAGAAATAGCCTCTGTATTGGGTGTGCGCCCTGAGTGGCTGTCTACCGGCGAGGGTGAAATGCTCGCAACTGGTCTTGGCGAGCCAAGTGCGCTATACAGAGTTAACCCCTCTAATGATGGGATTTATCGTGTGGATGTACTTGACGTTAAAGCCAGTGCTGGGCCTGGCGCCCTTGTAACCAGCGATTTTATAGAAACTATCCGCGCCATCGAATATACCAATGAGCAGGCGCGCGCACTCTTTGGCAACCGTCCCGCCAGTCACGTTAAGGTTATAACCGTGAACGGCGACAGTATGGATGGCACAATTTCACCTGGCGATCAGATCTTCGTAGATACTGGTGTTACACATTTCGACGGCGATGGCGTCTATGTTTTTGTGTTCGGAAAAACATTGCATGTGAAACGCCTTCAAATGCAGAGAGACAGGCTTGCTGTTATCTCTGACAACCCAATATATGAAAAATGGTACGTTGAGCCCGGCGACGAAGATACGTTTTACGTCATGGCTAAAGTCCTCTTAAGGCAGTCTGTAGACTACAAGCGATTCGCATAACCCGCTCCGGCGGGTTTTTTATTGCCCCTAACTCTCCCCTCTCTTAGTTCTCGCCTTCATATGCAATCCACATCACTTTTTTTGCAATCACATCAAAAAAATATCACCTTACCTTTCAATTAATTATCACTTTATCTATCATTAATATCGTTTTGGCGATTGACTCAAATAATCGCTTTAGCTATTGTTAACCCATCGAGACAACACAGCGTCTCGGTCAGTCGAACGGCGCGACAGTAAACCATGCGTCGGACGCCCGGCGGGCTCAGGAGGAGCGGCAATGGTGCGTAAACGGAATGTTTTGGGATTGGATGAATGCGGGCTGAACTGCCGTCAGAAAGACGCAGCCGGGAAAAGCTTTAAGTGAAAGAACAGCATGGTGCCGTATTCCTGCTGCGGCCATCCAATCACCAAAGCATTTCTCCCGCATCAGCGGGTAACTACAGAGGGTAAGGCGATGGCAATCACAGCGCGAAAATACGCAGCTGAATGTGGCGAGGATTACAAGCGCTACCGGGTCAAATGCAAAAGTACGGTGAAGGGTGATGGCTTCCACGATCTTTGGGTAAAGCTGGCATGGATGAATCGCCGCAATGCACGCGAATGGACAAATCAGGCCGCCTAAACAGCGGCTTTTTGAGTGGATACCCAAGCGCCCTCGGGAGGGCATTTAGTTATCCAATACACAGGCGGCCATCCACCGCCTTTTTTAATGCGCAAAGGTTAATAGCTCCGCTGGCCGGCGATAAGGCGAAGAGGAAAACATGCAGCAAATCGTCACTCACAAAGGCACGCAGTACTCAGTACGCAAGCTTGCCGATGGTCAAACATGGCGCCTGTCTGAAATTGGTTGCCCGCGTAACAACTTTCCAATGAGCCGCAAGCACATGATTCTTGCTGGCTTCGGTCATGTAGAGGGGGTCAAGCGATGATCTCGCATTACGGCACTACCCCACTCATCCGCCAGTGTCTTAAGCCTGGCATGATGGCGATCTTCGGCGGTCGCACCTACCGCGTTTCAGCGGTCATTCACCAGCGCTGCTGGGTTTATCTGCACACCGACGCTGAAGTCCTCCGCATTAACGACTGCGTTATCGACGTCCTGCTCGACGGCCGCGGCGAACCGCTGATCCACTGATTCCCCTTTATCACCGACTGGCTGGCTTCACGCAGCCGGGCGACGCACAAATTAATTTAAGGAGATGCCATGAACGCATATCTCACCCAAGACCGTATCGAGGCGCGACGCTCTTTCGATCACCATGCAGAAATTGAACGTGAAAAATGGGTTGATGACCGGGCGCGTGAAATCATCGCCCTCTTCCCAAAAACACCGGCACAACTCGTCACCTTCTCTATCCCGCCGGAAAACAAACCTTACGCCGGTCTCAGCCACGATAACGCCACCGAATCCTATAACGACTTCGTGACGGCTGTTGCTTACGCCCAGGCTGATTATGAGTGGGAACACCGTACCGGCTGCCCGTTTTAAGGAGGGTTTATGAGCTTCGACCTGATTCAATTCGTTAAACAACAGGAACCGCTGTTCGTTGGCGCACTGACCGACTCCTCACTGACCTGGGCAAAGGAGTGCCAGTTCGCAATTCAGCTTTTCCAGCGCAACCAGAAGCTGGCTGAAACAGCAGTCGCCAACCCGACCAGCGCGCAGAACGCAATCATCAACGTAGCAGCCATTGGTATCAGCCTGAATCCTGCCAGCAAACTGGCTTATCTGGTACCGCGCGACGGCATGGTCTGCCTCGACATCAGCTACATGGGGCTTTTGCACATCGCTCAGTCGGCTGGCGTCATCAAGTGGGGGCAATGCAAGCTTGTGCACGCCAGCGACCAGTATGAAACGCTTGGTCTCGATAAGGCGCCAGCGCACAAATACGCTCCTTTTGCCACGCCTGATGAGCGCGGACCGGTGGTAGGTGGTTATTGCACGGTTAAAACTGCCGACGGTGACTACCTAACTGAAGAGATGAGCTACGCCGAGATTGAAGAGATCAGGAAGGTGAGCAAGGCCGGTTCGTCGGCAAAGGGACCGTGGGTCAACTTCTGGTCTGAAATGGCGAGAAAAACCATCGTCAAGCGTGCCTATAAATACTGGCCGCACGCTGACCGTCTTGATAATGCCGTGGACGTTCTCAACGAAACCGAAGGGGTTTTCACTGAACCGGTGATGGCTTACACACCTGAAAGTGAAGTGATCCAGTCGGAAGAGAACGCGAAACAGGAGCTGATCAATAGCGTGCGCTCCCTTTGCGAAGACATGAAGCAGGCAAAAAACATGCACGCCCTCAAAACCCACTTCCAGGCAGCCTACAAAATGACGGCCGGCACGCATCTTCAGCAGGACGTCCAGGCAGTTTACGCCCAACGCAAAGTTAAACTTGAAGAGGTCACTCAATGACAGCCCTTTACCAAATCGCGAATGATTTCGCCAAGCTGACTGATTCCGGCATGGAACCGGAAATGATCGCCGACACTCTTGATGGCATCGAGTGGGAGCTGGAAGCAAAGGTTGAGCAGATTCTCGCTGTCTGCAAAAACGAAACTGCTTATGCGGAGGCGCTCAAGGAAGAGAGCAAGCGCCTTGCAGAGCGCGCTAAAGCATCGGAAAGCCGCGTGACAAGCATGAAAGATTATGTTGCCAAGTCACTGGAAACAGCCGGTAAAAAGACCATCAAGGCAGGCATTCATCAGGTAACTGTCCGCGCACCTTCAAAGTCAGTTGAAATTACTGACGCCAGCGCGCTGCCGCCTGAATTCGTCGAGTACGAGACGAACATTAAACCTGACAAGCTGGCAATCAAACACCAAATCGAAGCAGGAGCAGTCATCCCCGGCGCGCAAATCAAGCTTGGGAAACCTTCCCTAATCATCAAATAGCTGCGGGGTGTTCAATGCGATGTGAACGTTGGCAGCCATTTGAAAACCTGTTCCTGCATGAGGTTGGGGCAAAGATGCCCCTCCCCGAGATAGCAGCGAAGCTTGAGCGCTCGGAATCAGCAATCACCCGGCAGGCATCCCGCATCGGTGCTCCTCTGCTCAGTCGAATGAACGGCAGGCCATGGACAGATGCGGAGCTGTTCCTCTTTGGTCGATTCAGCGTCGAAGAGATAGCAGTAGCCACCGGTCGTTCGATTATCTCTGTACGCAATAAGCGCAACTCACTGGCACGAAAGTCAGGAGGAAAAATTATGTCTGAATGGACAAGCGAAGAGCTCGCCCTGCTCTGGCGTTACAACAATGAGCAGGTCGCTGAAATGACCGGACGCAGCGTTGAGGAAGTTGGGGATCGGCGTTGGCAAGCCAACTGCGAGCGCAATAACTGGCCTGAGTTCGACCCGGAGCGTGAGTCATGAGTGATTACACCGGAAGTAACACGCCGCCTGAACATCGCGACAGCTGGCGAACGCCACCCGAAATCTTCGCCGCACTGAATGCCGAATTCATCTTCCAGCTTGATGCGGCAGCAACCGAGCAAAACCGACTTTGTCGCCTGTTCATCTCCGAGCAGGAAAACACCCTTGTCACATCGTGGCCGGAGGCGATGGGTTACGCATACGGATATGTGTGGCTAAACCCGCCCTACAGCGATATCACACCATTCGTGAAAAAGGCTGCTGATGAAAAGAAATGGGGCTCTGTGGGCTGCGTGATGCTGGTACCGGCAGACACATCAGTTGGCTGGTTCAAAGAGGCAATCCAGACCGCAAGCGAGGTTCGCTTTATCACCGGCGGGCGGTTGGCATTCATCAACCCGGTGACCGGTAAGCCGGTGTCGGGAAATAACAAAGGGTCGATGCTCATCATCTGGCATCCGTACCCGAGAACACAGTGCCACTTCGCAACTGTGGATCGGGACGAGTTAATGACTTTCGGGGCGAAACTTCTCGCCCGCCGGGAGGCAGCATGACACCAGCAGAGAAAGATAACGCCATCCGCGCGCAGGGCCGCAAATGCGTGGACGAAATCCGCCAGGCACTTAAAGCCCGGCCAAAGCCGAAATGGAATTCAGTGGTGCCGCCGATCCTCAAAAAGCATCACGCAAAGATAGAGCCGATGGGCGTCAGCCTTGTGGCATTCGTTAGCAGGATTGGGCGGATGACAGGCCGCTATGGAGTGGAATCGTGACTAAATACGCAAAACTGGACGATGCAATCTTACAGATCATCGGTGACAGTCCAATCACATTTTCAGAAGTTTTTGTGCGAGATGTTGCGCAGGAATGCAGGCTGATTGCGGGTGCAGAAAATAGCAAGCCGGAGCCGTTCCGCATTCTCGACCGCCGATTGCAGGCGCTACGCAAGCTTGGCGTTATTCGCAACGTGACGGGTAAGGGATGGGTGAAATCATGATTCGCCGTCAATTTGATACATCAAATCGCTTTCTTCTGGATACGGCTTTTCACCGTCTGGAAATAATCCGTGATGAAGGTCTTTACCGTCACTTACGCATGAAGCAGCCCGGTACGTCCTGTTATTACTTCGACATTATCACCTGGCCGGGTTATCTGACGGTAACCGGAGATATGGGGACATGGACATTTTCACGTATCGCGGACATGTTCAAATTCTTCGGGCCGTGGGAGGGTGGGATCAATACCTCATACTGGTCAGAAAAGCTGGAAGCTGGCGGCGGTCACTCGGCCTGCGAACTTCTGGCGAAGGAGTACAACCATGAGGCTTTTTGTCGCAGCCTGAAGGAATCGATGAGCGAGTATCTTGAAGATTCTGAACATGATCTGTCGGAGGACGAAGACGGGGAAGATGAAGACGACACCCCCGATAGTGACGAAGCGCAAGTCCGCGAGGTAGTGCGGGAGTTGTGCCAGGGTGAGTTCAGCAATGACTGGGAGGCATATCAGGCGGTCTATGACGCTGACTGGCCCGAGCGCTGGAGTGCGTGGGATATCTGCGACGGCTTAACGTTCAAAACCTACACCAGCCATTTCCGCTGGATTCTGTTCGCTATAACCTGGGCGATCGCCAAATACCACAATACAAAGTTGGTCGATAAGTCGATGGCGACCTTCCTTGCAGTGAAAGGGTTATCAGCATGAAAGCAAAAATAACCAGGTCGCTAAAGCGGCCTTTTTTATTGCTGGCGTTCACCTTCAACCGTATTAACCAACAGTTCCGGGAGCAGTGATTATGGCTGACATCATCGACAGCGCATTAGAGATTGAAGAGCTTCAGCGTAACGCTGCCCTTTCCGCTCACCGCATCGACCGCAGCGCGGTATCAGCTGAGCATTGCGAAGAGTGCGGCGAGGAAATTCCCGTACCGCGGCGCGCGGCGATGCCGGGCTGCCAGATGTGCGCCGAGTGCCAGGGCATTATCGAACTGAAGCGAAAGCAGCGAGGATTTTAATGATGAAACCAACAATGACCCGCGGCGAATTGCGCGTCATCGCCGATACCGACCATGTGCAGTGCGGTGATGCTGCGACAATGGCAAACATGCTGCTTGAGTTGCTGGGCAGCGGGTCAGTGCGAAACCCAGTGCTGGCTTATGCCGATAACTATCGTGACCTGGCAAAAAAAGGTGTTAAGTCGGTTCAGATATGGAGCGTTATTGCTGACCTGGAGAGAAATATAGCTCCGCTGTTCAACGCCCCGGCAGTGCCTGAGCAGGAGGTGTGAATGGAAACTATTCAGGACATCCTTAACCAGTTAGAGGTGATCGTTGTCGCCGCGCACCGCGTCGCATGCTCTCTCGATATAGGCGAAGAGCGTACCGAAGCTTTTGAGATTTACGAGGCACTGCGCCGACTTCAGCGAAAGGGAGCAGCTGCGGAGATGCTGGCGGCCACTAATCCACTGCTCAATCTGTCGCAGGATGATGATGAGGATGACTGGTGGGATGAAGATGATTAATATATGAACAAATAAACAATTTATGGTGAGCTGATGGAGTTAGAACCTTGGTTATATATTGCCATCGGCGCTGTTGTTGTCGGACTTTCCGGTAGCATTAACGGTAGAAACTTTCGCGGTAAGAATAATACTTTTGCTGCTGAATACATCGTTATGGTAATGGCATGGCCATTACTTTTGATGATAATCATTCTCGCCAACTGTTACATACTCATCAGATCTTTCTTCAAGTAAAAACCTCACGCAATAAATCTTATCGGCGATTAAATGATTCGCCTGTTGGTGCCGAGCACCGATAAGACCTATCTATCATCCCTTGATGTTTGCCGCCTGCGGGCGGCTGGAGTAAACCATGAGTGAAGCGATCCAACTGGTGCCCAATAAATGGGTATCGGAAGAAGTGCTGATGGCGATCACTGGCCTGACCAAAAACGCTATCAAGTCCGCGCGCGAGAAGTCCTGGATGGAAGGTCGAGAGTACCGGCACTACTCCGGCGACTGCCAGCCGAAGGACAACTCCCCTATCCTCTACAACCGCCACGAAGTCGATAACTGGGTCGAACGTCAGCGCCCGGCGATCCCCCGTCAAAAATCTGCTTAAATAGGCCCTCTTTCATAACAGAGGAAGAAGCATGTCTAAATATCCAACCGGGGTCGAGAACCACGGGGGCACACTGCGCCTGTGGTTTATCTACCAGGGTGTAAGGGTACGTGAAAACCTTGGTGTACCTGATACCCCTAAAAACAGAAAGATGGCTGGCGAGCTCAGAACGTCTATTTGTTATGCAGTTAAAACAGGGGCATTCAACTATGCAGAGCAGTTCCCGCAGTCTCCAAACCTCTCTCGGTTCGGTTTACTCCGCCCTGGCGCAACCCTGGGTGAAATAGCCGATCGCTGGCTTGAACTTAAAAGGATGGAGATAACACTCAACGCATTTAGCCGCTACAAGTCTTACATCAAGATTTGTGTTGATATTTTGGGGAGAGAAAAGAAAGTTTCTGGCATCTCTAACGAACACATTTTGTTGATCAGGAAGGAGCTTTTGACTGGATATCAAATGCCCGCCAAGCATCGCGAGCACTGCCAACCCAAAAAGGGAAGAACAGTGAGAACCGTCAATGTGTATCTCAACTGTCTTGGTGGCATGTTCTCGTTCGCAAAGCAAAATGGATACATCGATAAAAATCCATTCGAAGGTATCGATCCACTCAGGAAGAGCAAATCAGAGCCTGATCCTCTTTCCAGGGATGAATACTACCGCCTTCTCGATGCTTGCCCATCAGAACAGATAAGGAATCTGTGGATTCTGGCAGTTAACACCGGTTTACGACATGGTGAGATCAGCGCGCTGGCGTGGGAAGACATAGACCTGAGAAACTGGACTATCACCGTTAGTCGTAACATTGCTTTGAAGGGACACTTCACGCCTCCCAAGACAGAGTGTGGAAACCGTGTGATAACGCTCACTGACGCAGCGATACAAGCCCTCAAATGCCAGATGGCTTATACAAGGATGGGTAAGCAACATCAGATAGAGGTGCATCTCAGAGAGTTTGGCAGAACTCGTATTGATGCATGCACTTTTGTTTTTGTACCGAGACTCACAGCAAGGAACGGTAAGGGTGGTGAATGGTACGCTCCCGGGTCATTTGGAGCCACATGGAACGAAGTTCTGAAGCGTGCCGGCATTCGTCATCGAAGAGCTTACGAGTCTCGCCACACTTTTGCGTGTTGGGCATTAAGTGCGGGAGCTAACCCTAACTTCATCGCGACCCAAATGGGGCACACATCTGCACAGATGGTTTACAACGTTTACGGTAAATGGATGACCGATAATAACAGCAACCAGATGGATATTTTGAATGCACACTTTGGAGGAAGTGTCCCACACATGCCCCAGGTACAAAATCAGTAAGATAAAACCTCTTTCATATCAACGCTTCAGTCTGCCCAATCCGGTTTATTCAAAATGTGTTCTTGCCAGTCGCGCACTTCAGACTCTTTCACCGCAATGTGACGAACGGAAATCCGCTCAGCGTGCATCGCTGCTTTTGACCCTGTACGCAGCGGGTGCCAGACCGGCAAATTTTTCCCCTCAGCCAGCAAGCGGTACGCACAGCTTGGCGGCAACCATTCGAAGGTCGGCAGATTCTCACGGGTCAGCTTGATGCAGTCCGGTTCATATTCGAAACGGCGCTCGTAGTTACGGCACTGGCAGGTTTTGATATTTAACTGGCGGCAGGCGACGTTGGTGAAGTAGATCTCGTCAGTGTCTTCATCCATCAGTTTGTGCAGGCAGCACTGCCCGCAGCCGTCACAGAGCGATTCCCACTCTGCGTCCGTCATTTGGTCGAGAGTTTTGCTTTGCCAGAAAGGAGTGTCGCTCATGATAAAATCCGCCGTTGGTAACCAGGGTGCACCTTATAACCACTCTGGCAGAGGGATGCAAGTTTTGCCGCCCGAATGAGCGGCAAAAGCATTAAAGCACGCGGG